CATTGGGAACAGCACAACCTATTTCAAATACTTCTGGCGTAGCGCTGTCAATTCAATTCCAGCCTTTAATGAATCGTTATCATCAAAAGATTATTCAATACGCACGCGGCCTTGAAAGAATCAATGAGCTAGTGATTCTTAACCTTACAGTTAAAGAACCAGAAACTCTTGTGTGGGACCCTAACGCAAGTCAGACACCTTTAAAACCAGGTCAGGTTGCGCAGCTCAATCCAGCTGACCCAGTTACTTATCGCTCGTATGTGCATTTTCCACCCCCATTGCCTTTGGATAAGTTAATTATTCTTAATGAGATTCAATCAAAGATGTCTTTGGGTCTTGAGTCTAAAGAAGGTGCGCTACGTCTTTTGGGTGAAGAATTTCCCGCTGAAAAACTTACAGAAATTCGTCAAGAGCTTATGGATGACGCTAAGGCTGACGGTGCCTTGAAGCTCCTTCAGACCGAAATTCAAAATGAGATTATGAGCCTTACTGGAATGATGGCTGGCCCTGATGGAACAGCTACCCCACTTCCAATTGGACCAGAAGGCCAGCAAATGGCCCCATCCCCTACGGGAGGAGCAACACCAATCCTAGATGATGCCCAGATGATGCTTGCCCAAGGCGAGCAGGGAGTCCGAAACCGATTGGTAACAGAGGCTTACGGTACACAACTTCCTCAACGAAGGGTTCCGCAGGATTACGAAAAGTAATGGGTTTAACACATAACTTAGCGTGATGTAAGGCAAAATTAAATACTGAAATCATCGTTTGGTCATACGTGCTTACACATCGGATAACGACCCAGAGAATAAAGGATAAAAGAATGTCAGAAATCGCAGAAGCAGCTGTCGAAGGCTTTGCAGCCGAGGCGGGTACAGTTCCAGTAGTTAACGTGCAGGGTGTTGACGCACCTGCTGTTACTACTACGGAAGCAGTTAAGTCCAAGTTCTACACAGAAGAGGACTTAGCAAAAGTACGTACACAAGAAAAAGACAAACTCTACCCAACAATTGAAAAACTCAAAGAACAGGTAGACGTTCTGACTCGTGAACGTCAAGAGCAATCAGCAAGACAAGAAGCTGAGGTAGCTGAAAAAGCTGCGCAGTCAAAGTTGCAACAGGAAGAAGAACTTTCTGCCAAGGACTTGCTTAAACTTAAAGAGTCAGAGTGGAAGGAACAGCTGGAGCGTGAGCGCCAAGAGCGCGAACGAGCCTTTGCTCTTCTGGAACAGGAAAAAACTTTTGCGGATATTCAATCCTTCCGCCAACAGTTACTTGAACAAGAGCGGGAAAATATTATTCCTGAACTTGTTGACTTGATTAGTGGCAGTACTCGTGAAGAACTTCAGACAAGCGTTGAAAGCTTGAAAGACCGTTCAACACGGATTTTAGAGTCGGCACAATCTGCTATGCAGAATGCACGCCGCGAAATGACGGGGACTAGGGTTACTACGCCCCCAGCTGGACCAATGGAAACTCAAACGGAGCAACGCAACTTTACGGCGCAAGATATTGCGTCAATGTCGGTAAACGAATACGCAAAATATCGAAGCCGTCTTTTGAGCCCTCAAGCTCAAGGCAAGACGTCGGGTCTGTTCGGTTAACCCTTAAACATCCATCAATCTAATTAATTAGGAGTCAAAGCTAAATGGCATCAAGTATCACAGGTACAGGCAATCTCGCCGCAGCACCTACAGCGTACTCAGGTACCAACACACAGCTCACACAAGCGATTCAGCAGATTTGGTCAAAGGAAATTCTTTTCCAGGCTATGCCAATCCTTCGCTTCGAGCAGTTCGCAGTCAAGAAGACTGAACTCGGTGTTGCACCTGGTCTACAAATCAACTTCATGCGTTACAACAACCTCGGATTCGCTTCTTCACTCGTTGAAGGCGTCCGTATGCAGACTAACGCACTAACAGCACAGCAGTTCTCAATCACAGTAACTGAGCATGGTTATGCTCTTGCTGTATCAGAGCTATTGCTCAATGCTTCATTCGATGACGTAATGGCTTCAGCCTCACGTCTTCTTGGTCGTAACATGGCTATCTATCTAGACCAGCTTTCACGCGACACCCTTTACGCAGCAACTTCAACCATCTATGGTGAAGACCGCTCATCACTTTCAGCAGTTAACAACTGGTATGCCTATGGCACAACAGCTGCTAACCGTGCTGCGATGACAGGTAGCTTCTTCTTGACTCCTCACACAATCAAGGACGCTGCAGAAACACTAGCAACCAAGAACATCCCTCGCCTTGGTGAGACATATGTTGCTTTCGTTCACCCACACCAGAGCCGTAAGCTCCGTGACAATCCAGAGTTCATCGAAGTCACAAAGTACGCAGCTCCAGGTAACTTCATGCTTGGTGAAATCGGTCGTCTATACGACGTAGTATTCATCGAAACCACACAGGTCCTCAAGGTCGCTGGTGGTGCTGGTTCTTCATACACCGCAGACACAGCTGTTGCTAACCCAACAGTAGCTGCTGGTGGAGGTTACACAACTCCTGCTACCTACACAGGTAACGGTGGTTCAGACCGCTATTCAGCTATCTTCATTGGAGATAACGCATTCGGTCACGCAATCTCACTTCCAGTTGAACTACGCGATGGCGGAATTTTGGACTTCGGTCGTGAGCACGCTCTTGCTTGGTACTCAATCTTCGGTCTTGGTCTAATTACTGACCAGTCTGTAATCATTGCAGAAACCAACTAAAAACTTAATAGCAGATGGGGTGGGGCCGAAAGGCCCCACTCTAATTAAACCGAGACATTAAATTGGAGAAAAAATGGCAACAAACCAGGTTAAGCCTACAGATGTAACTGGCCGCTCACGAGCAGCCGCCGCTAAAGAATTCGCGGAAGAACAAAATGCACGAGCTGCAGAGATGTCGCTAGCAACTGCTAAGAAAGCAGAAGAACTAGACGGCGTTATTGACGCTACAAAGCCAAACCGTCAAACAGTGATTGTTGACAACCCAACTAAAATTGGTGAGTCAGAAGATACAGTTGTAATTCGAGTAATTGCAGATGTTGAGCACATGACATTAGGCGCAGGAAATACTTTCTCATTTAAGGCAGGGCAAAAGTACGAGGTAGCTCGTGACGTTGCTAAACACTTAGAAGAAAAGGGATACTTAGCTGGCGTTATCTAAACGCGATTATTAAGCGGAGTGGGCGCCTCTATGGGGCGCCTGTTTCGTTTTACGGGGATTTATTACTTAATAACTGTCATCATTTAGTCGTAGCGTTAGGAGTATGAAGTGGCTCTACTTGCAGACCTAGTATCTAGAGTCCGTTTAGAGTTGGGTGACCAACCCAAACAATTTACATACTCAGGCAAAGGCGATGGCGCAAGCTTAAAATTTACCCTTAACGCTAAGCATGTTGAGACTACAGGTCTCTATGTAACTGTTGGTGGCGTGGCAAAAACATACCCAGCTCAATACACTCTAGAAGAACTTACTGGGGTTATTACCTTTGCTACCGCCCCAGCTTTAAACGCTGTTATTGCCGTTACTGGTACAGCCAATCGTTACTTTGTCGATGCAGACATTTGCAATTTTGTTAATACTGCCGTTATTCAGCACCTTCATAACCGTGCGGATAACATGGGTAGCATGATGACTATTGCATCTATTCCACCAGTTGAAGAGTACCCAATTGCCATCCTTGCAACCATTGAGGGACTATGGGCTTTAGCAACTGATGCATCTTTTGATATTAATATTACCGCGCCCGATGGTGTTGTTATCCCACGGTCTGCGCGTTATCAGCAACTTACTAATACAATCCAACAACGTTGGGAACAATATCGTCAGCTTTGCTCTGCTTTAAATATTGGACTGTGGCGCCTAGAGATAGGTACCCTACGCCGCGTTAGCCGTACTACTAACAAGCTTGTTCCTGTTTATATGCCACAAGAAATTGATGATTCCCGCAGGCCAGAACGCGTCTACATTGAAAACAATCTTAATGGGCGCTCACCAATGCCTACTACTGTTCAAAATTACGATATAGCGTTATACCAAGGAGACTCATACGAAGTAGAGTTTGATTTCCCATTTGATACAACAGCTCTTACATTTAAAGCGCAGGTTCGCACGTATCCTAATGCCCCATCGCTCTATGCATCGTTTACGGTAACTACTATCTCAACTTCATCTACATTGAGTAAGATTAAGCTATCGCTTACAAGTAGTGCAACAAAATACATGCCTGTTAGAGCCTTTTGGGATTTACAAGCAACTGCTGCGTCTGACCCTGACTATCAAATGACATACATCAAAGGTCAGGTGTTCACCACACAGCAGGTGACAAGTGACTAATTGCGTCATTTGTGGTCAGCCTAGCTGTACCTGTTCAACACAGGGAATCAATGTTGTTCCCCGCTCACCTATTGTCGTCAGTGTTAATGTCCCGACGCCAGTTACTCCTACCTCAAATAACTTAACGGTAAATCCTGGCGCTCAAGGAACTTCTGGTTTCCAAGGTGCTCAGGGAACTCAAGGTGCTCCTGGTCAGGGACTACAAGGACCTAGTGGCGTTCAAGGTTTACTTGGTGCTCAAGGATTACAAGGCCGTCAAGGCGTGCAGGGTGTATCTGGTCAAAGCATTCAAGGCCAAGCTGGAACAAGTGGCTCAAACGGAACTCAAGGTGCAATTGGTTTACAAGGTTTCTTTGGAACCCAAGGTTTTAAAGGCGACATTGGTATTCAAGGCTCTGTTGGTCTTCAAGGTAACTTTGGCCCTCAAGGTATTTCTGGTGTGCAAGGTGCTGGTATTCAAGGCACTCGTGGTATCCAAGGCGAAGTAGGTAATCAAGGATTACAAGGTAACACTGGTTCAATTGGTGTTCAAGGCGTACAAGGAACACTTGGTCTTCAAGGGTTCCAAGGTCTGCAAGGTTTATATGGACCTGTGGGTTCACAAGGCGTACAGGGCGTACAGGGACTTCTTGGATATCAAGGTGTACAAGGTACGCAAGGAGTTTTGGGACCACTTGGTAATCAAGGTACTACTGGTACTCAAGGACAAATTGGTTTACAAGGTAACCAAGGTACACAAGGTGTTGGCATACAAGGTTTACTTGGTATCCAAGGTATTCAAGGCCTTAAAGGTGAGACTGGTTCTTACAGCGCAAAAGATTCTGTTTATACAGCTACTAGCGCAGCGTTATCTAACTCGCCAATATATGCAGTTGGAACATTAGGTGCTGACGGCGGTTACGGAGTTGGTGCGCAACTTTACGCATCAATAAATGGAGTATTAACAGTTGGTGGAGTAAACCCAACAACTAACTCACGCGTGCTTGTAAAAAATCAAGCAAACCCTTTGCACAACGGTATCTATACTGTTACAAATACTGGCTCAAGTACTACGCCGTGGAGACTTACTCGCGCAGTGGATTACGACAATAGCACTACTGCTGAAATACGTAACGGTGATTATTTATATGCAACTCATGGAACTTCTGCGGGCGTTGCATTTTTACAAAACCAAGATGGTACTGGAACAAACGACAGTATTATTATTGGCACCGACCTTATTTATTTTGTTATTACAGATGGTGTTGGACCTGCTGGTGCGCAGGGTGTTCAGGGTACTCAGGGTTTAATTGGTTCTCAAGGAGTTCAAGGCGTACAAGGCCTTCTTGGTCTACAGGGTTTAACTGGTCAGGGTTTACAAGGAACTTTAGGTAACCAAGGTTTAACTGGTTTACAAGGAGCTCAAGGTTTACAAGGCGCCGCACTTCAAGGCGTACAAGGTATGGCTGGTTCTGTACAAGGACAGGCTGGTACGCAAGGTGCTTTAGGTCTCCAAGGTCAAACTGGTTCACAAGGAACTCAAGGTTTGCAAGGAGTTCAAGGAACTCTTGGTTTACAAGGTTTTGTTGGTGCACAAGGATTACAAGGCACTCAAGGTAACCAAGGTCTACAAGGACTTCTTGGTAACCAAGGTGTTCAAGGTAACCAAGGTACTTTTGGTATTCAAGGTTTCTTTGGTGTTCAAGGTGCAATTGGTATTGGCCTGCAAGGTATTCAAGGTAACCAAGGACCTAACGCTGCAATTTCATTTGGTCTAACACCACCTCAATACCCACTACTTGGTGACCGCTGGGTTGACTCTAACTCTGGTTCCGAATATACCTACATCAATGATGGTGATAATTATTATTGGGTAGAAGTTTCTGCATCTGGTTTTTCTGGTCAACAAGGTTTTCAAGGTCTTCAAGGCGGGCTAGGCCCAGAAGGACCTATAGGTATTCAAGGATTCCTTGGTACACAAGGACCAGTTGGTGCTGGTGAACGGGGTGTTCAAGGTTTACAAGGTGGGTTAGGTTTTCAAGGTCTTCAAGGTTTACTAGGTCCACAGGGTTTAACTGGACAGTCTATCCAAGGCGTACAGGGTGGACAAGCGTTTGTAACTTTTGGCGCAACCCCACCAGCATCACCTGCAATAGGTGATAGATGGATTGACTCTAATTCTGGTTCTGAATTTACTTGGACATTTGATGGCAACACGTATCAATGGATTGAACTCTCTGCATCAGGTTTTTCTGGTATTCAGGGCCCAGCTGGTGCCCAAGGAGTTGGCACACAAGGTATACAAGGTATGTCTGGCCAAGCCGCCGCGCAAGGATTCCAAGGCTTACAAGGTTTTCTTGGCACGCAAGGAACTCAAGGTTTAGTTGGTGACGTAGGTGCTCAAGGAACAAAGGGTGCACAAGGTCTTGATGGACTACAGGGCGTACTTGGTTTACAAGGTACGCAAGGTTTACAAGGTCCCTCAATTCCAGTTGCGTTTTCTGCAACCCCACCAAGTAGCCCAAGTCTTAACGACCGCTGGGTTGATTCACAAAGTGGCTCTGAGTACACATGGATTTATGATGGCAACAATTATGCTTGGGTAGAACTTTCTGCTTCAGGTTATTCAGGAGCAGCTGGCTTACAAGGACCTGCAGGCTCTCCTGGTGTTCAAGGTTTAGCTGGTTCTGCAGCAGCACAAGGTTTTGCAGGTTTACAGGGCTTACAAGGTTTCCTTGGAACTCAAGGTCTACAGGGTCTACAGGGTTATGGTTTTGATGGAGCGCAAGGAACTCAAGGTGTTCAAGGCGCTGCGATTCAAGGTACCCAAGGTATTTCAATTCAAGGTGCTCAAGGTCTGCAAGGCCCTTCAATCCCAGTTACTTTTGGAGCAGTTCCACCAGTATCACCTAGCGTTAACGACCGTTGGGTAGATAGCAATTCTGGTTCTGAATTTACATATATTTATGATGGAAATACTTATGCATGGGTAGAACTTTCTGCTTCAGGTTTTAGTGGCTCTTCTGGTGCACAGGGCGTTGCTGGTGCTCCAGGTTCTCAAGGTTTACAGGGTATTGCTGGAGAAGCAGCTGCTCAAGGATTCCAGGGTGTACAAGGTTTCATTGGAACGCAAGGTACGCAAGGTTTAGTTGGTGATGTTGGCGCACAAGGAACTGTTGGTACACAAGGTGTACAGGGTTTAGTTGGTGTTGGAACTCAAGGAACACAAGGTCTACAGGGCCCAAGTATTCCAGTTACATTCTCTGCAACTCCTCCACTTACTCCTAATAGCAATGACATCTGGGTTGATAGTAATTCTGGTTCTGAGTACACATACATCTCTGACGGAAACACATCTCAATGGGTTCAGTTATCTGCTTCTGGTTTTAGTGGTGTGCAAGGCGCTGCTGGTTCTCAAGGTATTGGAACACAGGGTGTTCAAGGTATTGCGGGGTCAGCCGCAGCACAAGGTTTCCAAGGCGTACAAGGATTTATTGGTACACAGGGTACTCAAGGGTTAACTGGTAATGATGGAGCAGCAGGTGCTCAAGGCTTAACTGGCCTGCAAGGATTAACTGGTTCACAAGGTTTGCAAGGCGGCCAAGGTATTCAAGGACCGTCTATTCCTGTTACGTTTTTAACAACTCCGCCACTTAATCCAAGTACAAAC